AAGCGCCGCCCGGCGAGGCTGTCGCGTGGGATCAGACCGAGCGCGATGCGCGCGCAGCGGCGCAGAAGGCGAACGAAGAGTGGCGCGAGCGGATGGGGTTGGCATGATGCTGAGCGAGACGATCGACTTATTTAAGCTGGTCTGGAAAGATCGACGGAACGGCTTCAACGGCTCCAAACTGGCTGTGGTTTTCTCTCTTCGGATGTCGATGGCCGACAAGAGAACGGCGATGGGTTGGTGGCTTGGTGTGTCGGGGTGGGCCGTTCGAGATTTGAAGTTCTTCGGCCCTGGCTATGAAGTTTCTCGGCCGAAAGAAGGCGTCAATTATTTTGAATCGAAATTCGAGGATTGGGCTTACACGCACCCGAGAGTGAGGCGCGCGTTGCTGCCGAGCCGAGTGCATGTGCTTCTGGGGGTGTGGCGGTATAGGACTAGGATGCGGTGGTTGAGTTTTGTGGCAGCGATGAAGAAACTTCGATCGAAGTGGTGAGATCCAGATGGACCAGCGCGTTCAACCCGATCTCTATGCGGCGCTCGGCGTCGAGCGCGACGCAAAGTCCGACGACATTCGCCGGGCCTATCGCCGCGCCGCCAAGCGCGCGCATCCCGATGGCGGCGGCAGCGTCGAGTCGTTCGCGCTGGTGCGCACCGCCGTCGAGGTCCTGTCTGACGATGAGCGCCGCAAGCAGTACGACGAAACCGGCCAGTTCGGTGACAAGACGGTCGACAACCGCGAGTCGCTGGCGATGACGGTGGCGATGAATGCGGTCGACGCGGTGCTTGGCCAGATCCTCAAGCGTGGCGGCGATCCGGCGCATTACGACGTCGTCGCCGACGCCAAGAAGCATCTCAACGGCGTGCTCGTCGAGATCGCTCAGAAGATCGCCAACACGCACGCCGAGGCCAAGGCGATCCAGCGTCTCGCCAAGCGCTTCAAGGCGAAGAGGGACCGGCCGAATCGCATCGGCGCGATGCTGGAGGCGCGCGCCGCCGACACCGAGCGCAACGCCGCCAAGGGCGCGGCTGAGAAGGAGAACGTCGAGGGTGCGTTGAAGATTCTCGACGACCAGACGTTTGATTACGAGGATCAGTCGTACGGTGGTCCGGTCGGGCAGAGCGCGCTGGCCAACTTTCAGTTCCGGGGCTTCTGATGGCTCCGCGCGCGAAGAAGTGGCTCAAGGCTTTCACGTCGTTCGCCGAGGATTTGCGTATCAAGTCGAAGGAGAACACGTCGAGCTTCGACGAGCGCGGCTCCAGGCTGGTTATGTGGGCGAGTCAGCGCCGGTTCATGGTCGAGGTTGGCGAAGGTCTCGACAATGGCATCCACGTTTTCAATTGCAGCAAGAGCCGCCAGCTTGGCATCACCACCATCAGCACGGCGCTGGTCGATGTGTTGTGGCTCGCCGTTCATCCGAACATGATCGGTGTCAACGTTTCCGACACCGAGAAAAACCGCGAGGTCAACCGGTCGCTGATCGAGGCCTACATCGCTTCGTTCCCCGATGGTTATTTCGGCGACAGGTTCTACATCGTTCGTTCGAACCGGCAGATGATGCAGTTCTCCAACGGTTCTCGTCTCGATCTTCTTGTCGCCGGCACCAAGAAGAAGTCGATCGCCTGGGGCGAAGGTGTCGGCTATGCCTGCGGACATCTGACGGAGGTGGCAAGTTACGGCGACGTCGAGGGTCTGAAGTCGCTCGAGGAAGGCTTTGCCCAGGACAACCCGGATCGGCTGTTTGTCTACGAGTCGACGTCGAAGGGGATGAATCACTGGCGCACACGCTGCATGTCCGGGTTGAACAGCCTGACCGAGCGGACGTTCTTCATCGGTTGGTGGGCCGGCGACACGAATCGCATCGCACGCACCGATCCGCGGTTTCCGTCTTTTGGTCTCGCGCCCGAGACGGGCGAGGAAGCGCGCAACGTCAAGGACGTTGCGCGGCTCTACCAGCATCGTGTCACGCCGGAGCAGTTGGCGTGGTTTCGTTGGAAGCAGACCAAGGCCGGCGCCGAGCAGAATCTGCTCGACCAGAATCAACCCTGGACGATGGACCAGAGCTTCGTCCAGACCGGCTACAGCTTCTTCCAGGTCGCGGTGATCGGCCAGGATTTGAAGCGGTTGCAGGATGCGCCGCCGATCTTCAAGGGCTACCGCTACGAGGTCGACGGCGACTTCTTCCACTTCAAGATGATCGAGATGGACCCTGAGGTCGACGATGTCGACGACGTCGAGCTGAAGGTGTGGGAGGAGCCGGTCGAGGGCGGGCGTTATGTGATCGGCTGCGATCCGGCCTATGGCCGCAACGATCACAAAGATCACCACAGCATCGAGGTATTCCGCTGCTTCGCCGATCGCATGGTCCAGGTGGCCGAGTACGTCACCTGCAACGTCGAGACGAAGCATTGCGCCTGGGTGCTGTTCCACCTCTGCGCCGCTTATCGCGACTCGATGGCCAACGTCGAGCTCGGCGGGCCGGGTCGGCTGGTGATGACCGAGTTCGACCATCTGCGCCAGTTGATCGGCGCCGAGATGAACGCCGCCAAGACCGCGGCGCGTGGCTGGGAGGATGCCGGCGCGCAGGCGCGCTGGTATCTCTACCACAAGGCCGACAGCCCCGGCGCCGGCTACATGGCGAACTTCGAGACCAACTGGCGCACCAAGATGGAGCTGATGCACGGCTATCGCGGCGTCTTCTCCAGCCGCGAGATCGTCATCCGATCGCTTGGCCTGTTGCGCGAGATGTCGATCGTCGTGGTCGACGACGGCTCGATCGGCGCGCCGGAATCGAGCGACGAGAACATGAAGGACGATCGGGTGTTCGCCGCCGCGCTGGCTTCGCGGGCTTGGACCGATTGGGTTCGACGCGATATGATCGCCCAAGGCTTGACCTACGACGTGGTGATGAAGGCCGAGTCGGGCCAGGAGACGAAGCAGGAGACGGCGATCAACTCGATCGTGCGCAACTTCTTGCGGACGCAAGAAGAGCGGGCGAACGCGGAACCCGAACCGCCGAAGTGGATGTCTGATCAAGGATTGGCGTGATGAGGACTAATCCAAGTCCAGTTCTACTTTCAGACATGTCGGACGCAGTGAAAGAGCTGCAGAATGACGTTGATCTTCTTTTGCGGATCGCGATGCGGGCGCAGATGTCAGATGAGGAGCTGGAGTGGAATCATGTTGACGACATGGCTCTGCTGAATATTCTTCGTAAACGCCTTTCTGATATCGGATGGAGAACGTGATGGCGAAGTTCAGAAAAAAGCCGGTTGAGATTGAAGCGTTTCTGTGGACCGGCGGCCCCGATCAGGAAGAAGATCCGGTTTGGGCGATCGACGCTATCAAGGATGGCAGGATGTGGTTCTTGCCGGTTCCGGTCGCCATGCAGATCAAGACGCTTGAAGGCGTGATGACTGCGAATTCTGGCGACTGGGTTATCCGTGGCGTCGAAGGCGAGATTTACCCTTGTAAGGCGAGTGTCTTCGAGAAGACCTACGAGAGAGTTGAGTGATGGCGAAAGCACAGCGAGAGATTCCCAAGTCGCAGCCCGAGCCGGAGAACTACGAATCGCAAACCGGCGATTCGTTGTTCGGTGAAGATGCGTCACCTGGTTCGGCTATTCTGTCGGAGCTCGAAGCATCTGAGCCGGTCGTCGAGCCGGTCGCTCAACTCGCTCAGCCTGAAGCGCCCGTCGCCCCCGCCGGCTTCAAGGCGTTTCCGCTCGAGCCGTTTCCCGGTCGCTACGGCGAGCCGCCCTACGATCACGCGCCGGTGCAGCTGACGCCCGACGGCGAGCGCTTCATGGTGGCGCAGTGGCAGGTGTCGCGTCGTTGGGCGGGCGGCGACAAGCGTTGGGAGCCGATCGGCTTCTGGGCGATCCGCGCCACCGGCGGCAAGGCGATCACCTTCAAGCCGACTGGCTGGCGGGAGCACCGAGATTGACCACCACGTCCGTCGAGTCCGAGTGGGTCGACTCGGAGCACTATCTGGGGCCGCGGATGAAGCG